CAAAGTAATAAGTTACTCGCAATTGACAGCCAAAAAGTATAAGCGACTGAAAAACTTACCCGAAACGATAACCAGTAGCTTTGGCGACTTAACCGAAAATTTTATTATGATAGTATGGGGGCAATCGGGTAATGGTAAATCGAGTTTTTTGATGCAGCTGTTAAATATTCTTTTGGCAAATGGCAAGGCTTTGTATGTGGCACTTGAAGAAGGGCACGAAGCAAGTATTCAGGCAAACGTGGTACGTAGTTTGGAAAAAACGAAAGCTAAAGGAGCTATTATGTTTGCCGATTGTACCATGAGCTACGATGCTTTGGTGCAAAGGCTACACGATAAACGCAAAATAGAACGCTTTATCATTATAGATAGTTTGCAGTACTGGAACATAGATTACGAAAAGTACAAAGCCCTTAAAGAGCTGTTTCCTACAAAAACGTTTATCTTTATCAGCCATGCCAAAGGTAAAACACCCGATGGAAAAACGGCTGATAAAATACGCTACGATGCAGGAATAAAGGTATTTGTACATGGGTATATTGCATTTGTAAAAAGTAGGTACGGAGGCAATAAACCGTTTGTGATATGGGAGGAAGGAGCAAAAAAGCACTGGGGCGAAGAGTTTGACAAAATGGCTGAGGTGAAAAAAGAACCTCGGAGAAAACGCAATAAAACAGTGAACAGTGAACAATAAATTGATAATTGATAATTGATAATTTATGGATAGGGTAATAGATAGTATAGAATTGATAGTGATAGTGGTAGGATTGAGTTTGTTTAGTTATTGGTATTATAAAGATAAAATTTTATGAGAAAGGTAGTTATGTTATCCGACAATTTCAAAGGTGAAATAGAGATTATCTACAATGATGAAAATGCTTTACACCTACTGGATTTTAGAAATGCTGAATTGAGTGTTGATCAAAAAATGTTTTTCTTTACAAAGTTACCTTTGGCTTTTACGAGTGCTAATTATGGCAAAGCTAATTTTGTGGAAGCCTTTGCAGGTGCTAATAGCCTACGAGTAGAAATAGTACAGTTTGAGGTGAGCTTTGATGAATTTTGGGCTACCTATGCTAGAAAGGTAAATCGTGAAAGAGTAGAAAAAATTTGGAAACGCTTATCAAGTACCGATAAAGCAAGAGCCTTGCAAGGCTTACGAGCTTATGAACGACATTTGGCACTTAATACATGGAAAACCAAAATGGATCCTGATAGTTATTTAACAAAAAAGAGCTGGCAAAACGAGTGGTAACATGGAACTAGCTACGAGAAAACAAACCCAATTTTTGTACTTCCTGTTTGTGCAAAAAGGACTAGACGAAAGCGAACGAAGAGCCTTTGTATTGGATTTTACAAAGGGTAGAGTAAAATCGTTAAAAGAGCTTACGGTAAGAGAGGCGCGAGCGATGATTTCGGCCATTAATACCAATGATGAAGAAAGTGCAAAACGAACCAGTTTACAGGCTATGCAAAATAAACTGTTTGGGATGGCTCACGAAATGCGATGGCAAACCGAAGCCAAAAAAATAGATATTGAAAGGGTAGATGCCTGGTGTGTAACGTATGGATATGGTCATAAAAAACTAAAAGAATATACCTACGTGGAAATGCCTAAACTGATAACGCAATTTAGGGCGGTGTACGAAGATTATTTGAAAAACTTGGTAAAGTAATGCGTAAATACTGGAGCGATGAAGAAAGGGAACAACTAAAGGTGTTGTTCCCCGAAACATCAAATGCGGAACTGGCTGTGCATTTTAAGTGTAGTTACGATGCTGTAAGTGGGCAATCGTACCGAATGAAACTGAAGAAATCGGATGCTTTTTTGAGTGCGATGGGTGATAGATTACGAGCATCGGGTAAATCAAATATGTTTCCTAAAGGGCACATTCCTGCAAACAAAGGTAAAAAAGTGAGCCCCGAAGTATATGCTATAATGGCTAAAAGCATGTTTAAAAAAGGTGCTGAACCACATAACACTACTTATGATGGGCACGAGCGAACCGATATAAACGGCTATGTAATGGTAAGGGTACAAAAAGGAAAGTTTGTACATAAACATAGGCTTTTATGGGAACAGCATAACGGAGCTATACCCGAAGGAATGCTATTGGTGTTTAAAGATGGGAATAAGCAACACATAAGCTTAGATAACCTAGAGCTGATAAGCAAAAATGAAAATATGGCAAGGAATACGATTCATCGTTTCCCTGCCGAACTAAAAGAAAATATTCATTTACTAACTAAGTTGAAACGCAAAATAAATAAATTAGACCATGGCACGAAATAAATTAGAAGATGTGAGAAATCACTTATTTGCAACACTAGAAAGCTTAATGGATACTGATGATCCAATGGAAGTAAACAGGGCTAAAGCTGTGGCTGATGTGGCTCAAACGATTATTAATTCGGCTAAACTAGAACTTGATTTTATCAAACTTACTGGTGGAGAAAAACAGGAATCTGAATTTTGGAAAGATACTATTAAACATATAGGCTAATGATACTATCGTTCAAACAACAATTTGTGCAAAAGATAATTAATGGTACAAAAAAACAAACCATACGAGCCGATCCTAAAAAGCGTTGGAAAGAGTGTATGAGTATTCAGTTTTGGAGTGGAAGCCCACGACAGCCCAAAACAAGTTATTTATTTAAAGATGGTGTGGTGAGTAGTGTGGTGGATATTGAGATTGATTTTAATTGGGCTGAAAGTCCTAATCAAATGAAGTGTAAAATTTCTTTTGGCAAGTATCAAAAAACGGTATTAACCACCAAAACTCAATTATCAAACTTTGCCTTAGCAGATGGCTTTGAAAGCTTTGAGGATTTTAAGTCATTTTTTAAAGGGGAAAATTTTGAAGGGGTTTTGATAAAATGGGATTAATGAAAAACAGGGTAAAGTATATAGCTGAAAGGCTTAAAAGACGTATTTTGATACGATTGGCTAAAAAAAAGCAGTTAGTGTATGAATGTGCCATGCCTAATGAGCATTGGAGTTGTTATTATTAAAACCACCCCTTTATCCCCTCCTTAAAAAAAGGAGGGGAATTGTTACCATACCATGTGTGGGTATTTTTTTTGTAAATCGGTAATTGATAATTTATTTTTTCGTATTTCGGTAATCAAGCCGAAATATTGGGTAAGCAACATAATGATGGTAACTTGTGAAATAAAAAACTCGTCTTCTAGCTTTTGAATAATAGTAGCATATCTTTTTTCGGTAAATGTGATATAGAAATAATAACGGTGTACTATACAGCGGTTTCTGTTTACATGCAATGCCGTATTCCTTCCTTTTTTTGCAATCTCGGTAGGTGTAGTTTGAGGGACATGTAAGATGTCTTTGAATAGTTTTTGAGAGCCTTTCATTGAATTGATAATTGATAATTGACAATTGATAAAAAGTATACTCAAAAATAGGTTTTTTAAATGAAAAAACAAATTTATCGGCTCATTATCGTATCATATCGTATCATATCGTATCATATCGTATCATATCGGCTCATTATCGTATCATATCGGCTCATATCGGCTCATTTTAAATAGTACAGGCTAGGCTGTTAATTTATTTGTATAAATATGTGATACAAATTGTTGAATACTATAATTAAAATAGTTATTTTTGCCTAATGAATACTACTTATACACCCGACCAGATTACTAAAATAGGAAATACGATTGTATTTTTAGCTGATCGTATTCCATATCTTACCAAAACGAAATTATTAAAAATTGTTTATTTATTAGATGCTTATTCAATCAAAAAAACAGGCATTCCCTTTTTGAATTTAGACTATTGTGTCTGGAAATTTGGGCCAGTTTCGCCAATACTATACAATGAATTAACTAAAGAGGCGGTATTATTAGGCGATTATTTTTATAAAGAAAATAATTATATAAAACCAAAAGTTGAATTTTGTGATGATGAATTTTGTGAAAATGAAATAAACCTATTGAAAAGAATTATTCCTATTGCAAAGAAAAACAATGCTGATAATTTTATTGAATATACGCATCGTGCTGATTCGTTGTGGTATCAAACAGCTATAGCAAATAATATTTTAGACGATTTGCTAAATGAAAAAATAAATGTTACCGATTTTAAAATAAATTTTGAACTGTTTTTTGAAAAAAATAAAACAAAATTAGCTATGTATCAAGAGTATAAACAGCTATTTTAATGTTTGAAAAACGTTCTATTATTTTTTTTGAGTCTTTTATTTTTAAAAATGGTTCGAAGCCCAAACCCAAATATTTTTTAGTACTACACACCGATAGTATGAATACTATTGTGGCTGTTTTGCCTTCAAGTCAAGATTTTACGCCTACTGTATTTGAAGTTGAAACAGGCTGTATAATAAATAAAAGTGAAAGTTATAATTGCTATAAAATAAATAAGAATGAACCTGTTACCGAATGTTTAAAGAAATTTAAAAAAGATACTTTTTTGTATAGTGTCTATCTTGAAACCTATGATTTAAATTATATTCACGAAAAACACGCCAAATATGAACTGTTTGGACTTATGCAAGTAAGCATTTATAAAGAAATAATAAACTGCTTTATCAATTCGCCTACCACTAAAAACAAATACAAAAAAATACTAACTGATTTATCATTTTAAACCTATAAGGTTTTAAAAACCTTATAGGTTGTGGTTATTAGTTTTCTATTTCCAAGTCCAACGGTGCGGCATAAGCTGTACGATTAGGTTGTGCGGTATCGTCTTGGTACGATGTGGTAAAGGTAATGTTTCGTACCCTTATGGTATCGTCTTGCCTTAATTCGGTGCTTACGGCTGTACGGCTCAATGGTGTAGTATATGCCGTGTAAAAGCCGCTTAAAGCAATGAATATTTTTTGCTCGATGGTGAAATAACTTACGGCTTTTTCTCTTACACTAAGCGGTGCTAGTATATTGGAAGCCGAAAAAGGCGAAACGGCTAAACGTATGCTTATTACTACTTCGCCTAGTTGTGATGGATGCCCTAAATCGGTATAAGTAGCCTGTGCAAAGTCGATCAAGATACAAGGAAATGTAACGGCAGGTCGTAGCTCGTAATTGTCTAATTGTCCTAAATCGGCATCGATAAAACGTACTTCGGGAATGGCTGTTTTTAAATAGCTACTGATAGCTAAAAACAAATCGGCAAAATAATTGGTTTCCATGTGCTTAATTGATAATTGTTAATTGATAATTGAAAATTGATAATTGGGCGACCGCAAGGGTTCGCCCCTACCGTAATGCTTTCATAATTTCGGCACTTACTACCCTCCTAATTTTGGCTACTAAATAAGGCGAATTGCCTAAAAATTGCCTTTGAGGGATGTTTACGTTTACTTTACGTGTATGTGATTTTACGGTATGTGTTCCCTTTTTGCCTTTACGCTGAAAACTACTTACGGTTTGTATTTGTCCTATTCGTAAACCTTCGTTATGCGTTTTGGCATACGGAATGTCGGAGCCTACACCTACTGCATCTTGTGTAACGGTAGTAATACGAATACTACGGCGTAAATGCCCTGCATCTACCAAAATAGCCCTGCCATTACGAGGCGGAACTGTTCCCCAACGGGTAGGGTTTTTGCGTTTTGCCCATGGCTGAAAACTATTGCCTAAGAAACCTTGTTTCTTAAAATTGTCTAAGGCAAAGTTTACTACTTCGTTTCCTATCAAAATAGGCACTCTGATAATAACAGAGCGAAACGCCGCTTCTAGGTCTTGTGGTTTCATAGTTTAAATCCTTTAATGATAATAATTACCGCTATACAGCCCACTATAAAAAGGGTGAGTAGCTTGGTAGATTCGTAAGCCATATCCATATTGAAAATATTTTTAGTAAATATGTAACATAATTAAATAGTATTCGTATATTTGTGTAAGGGCCTGCGTAGCTCTTGTACCCTAAGGCTCTAGTATTCATTTACTAGAGCCTTTTGTAATTTAATTAATCTTTAATCGTATTATTTTATTATCAACAACATAATACGCATAAGGTAATTTATATTGATCTGATTCTTTTAATCTTCTTACTAGATTCTTTAAATATTTTTCTTTTAAATTATCAATCATAAGCACCGATTCAGCACCTATTTTAGCTGCTTTATTACTGTTTTTCGTAGCATTTTTAATATTTGTTCTTTTATTTTCGCCTTTGTTGGTGTTCTTCACCAACAAAAATAATTACCCAAATAGTAACAAAATATAAAATATTTCGTACATTTGTATCGGGAGGTTTGCGAACCGCCCAACAGCTAGTAGCTCAACAATTTGTTTTGTTGAGCTACTTTCGATTTATAGGCATTTTAATTAATGTATTATTGTGAATAAAATACACGTAATCAAAGGCATAC